CGAGGATACACACCTGTCACTACATCCTCATCCAAATCTAACATACGAAAGACAGACTCAGGATTAAAAGCAATATCAGCATCAATAAATAAAAGATGAGTATATTGTTCTTCATCCATAAATAATTGAACCAAGGTATTACGAGCTCTCGTAATTAATGATTCGTTACCTATAGTGCCAAATTGTAATTCTATTTTTTTAGTAGCTGCTAACGCTGTTAGTTGTAAAACGCTTTTAAAATAATCAGCTGTAATCATGCCACCATAACAAGGTGTACCTATAAATATTTTACTCATTTATTTCTAATTTTAAAAATTTATCAATAATATACTGTGGATCTATAACACAAGAATATGGATATTCTGATAATAAATTAATGTTGTTTTCATAACCAAACATTTCAGGTTTTGATGTGCCCCACAAAACTATACCTTTTTTATTAAATGTTCCATTAGAACACATGTGCTGTAAAGAACTGTCAATACAAATAAAAGATAAACAATGTTTTGCTAAAATCATGAAATCATTTTTATCTACAAACTTAGGTATGCCTCCAAAATTATTAAAAGCCATGGTGTTAAGTAAAGGCCCTTGTTCATTATCGTGTCCGAAAACCACAACGTTTATGTTAGGTAAAGCTTCTCTTAATAAATTTACAACTTGTTGTCCTTCTTTGTAATTTCTACCAGCGTTGTCTTCATTATAATTTTCTAGTTTAACCCCTTGTCCACCTGTAAACTGTACTAAAATAAACTTACCTAATTTTAAAATATCTTCCTGTAAAAATTCTTCTCTTTTTTTATTTATTTGAAAATTTGGGGTTAAATTGTCTATTTTTATATCGTACATATTTGCCCAGTATTCGATTATATGACCTTTGCCTTTTAAAAAATTTGACCTGTAAGGGTCATTAAAAAATATGTTTTGATAATTACCATACATAGTATGTGTAAAATCATGCAAAACAAGTGAAGATAATGTATCCGACGTGGCTACTCTATCATCATGTTTAAAAAGATCTGGATAACCAGATTGCAAACATAATTTTGGTTCATTATATTTTTTTAATATAGCATCAAATAATGCAGTAAACTGCAGGTGTTTACCTACACCTCCATCAATAATATGTAAATTAGGTTTCACTTAATTATTTCCTTTTCTGTTTTTGTTACGTACCAAGTAGTATTTGTATATCTTGTGCCAAATGTAATAGGTAAAACTTTATGTCTTGTTTTATTACCTTCAAATAAAATTATTTTGCCTTTTTTTGGTTCTATAATTTTATCATCTACAACAGTGTGACCTCCTTCGTATTCATCATTTAAATATAAAACAGATGTTGCGGTATGATAATGAAAATCTATATGTTCACCTTGGTATTCTCCTGTAGGCCATTTTACTATTTGTGAATAATTTATAAAGGTGTCTTTCATAATATTCTCAACAAAAAAATTTAATTTTTTTAACAAAAATTTAAAAGCAAAATTTCCTTTTGCAGATTGTGTTTCACATTCAATAATAGAGGTGTTCCTGTGTGTAGAATCATGAGGAGTAATGTTGTGATATTTAATTAAATAATTACAAAATTCATTACTTATAAAATTTTCTTTTTCAATTAACACTGTAACTCACTGTTAAATATTCTATTTTCTTTACCCATCCTTTTGGTATAGCAATAGCACCGCCCCCTGACACTTCATCTTTGTCTTTGCTGTAGGAGCGCATAATAATTATCTTTTCTGGACCATCGTGAACCATCCACCCCACTTCTTGACACACGGCCAACGGAGCGTCGACAACATCTTTTATATCAAGCCAACCTGTCTCTGTATCACGAGCATCGAGCCACGTCACACGGACCATGGGCACCTTATCTATCTTAAAGTTTTCCATGCTATTGAATGTCTCATTTCATTAGATAAATTAATACTAGCTTTATGCAAAATTTTAGCATCAAAGATAATAAGTCTATTTGTTTTATAATCTACTTTAGTTCCATCTTTGAACTCTGTGCCTCCTTTATCTTCTTCGTTTTTGTCAGGATAAAACAATAAAGTCATGTCACCATCATCATCATGAAAACTTCCAGCTGATTGAGGAGGATGACAATTAACATAAGATCTTAAAAACTTATTTGTTAAATTGTATTTTTTACAAAAAAGATTGTACAAAAACTGATGAGTAAATAAATTTTCTTGAGCAGAAGCAAAAAACCAATTTATTTTTTTATTACCTGTAAATTTAGATACGTGTTTTGACCAAGTTAAAATATTTAATTCTTCCCTAACAAATTCTAAAAAAGAATTTTCTAAAACATTGTCAAATATTTTAATATCCATCTTTTCTATCCTGTAAATATTTAACATTGAAATTAATTGCTATTGTTATTCTAGTATTGTCGGTTGTGTTTGAACTAACAGAATGATAGACCGAACCATCAAAAAATATAACGGTGCCGTCTTTTGCAACAAGTTCTTTTACATTACTAAAATTTGTAGAGACATCATCTTTTTTAATAAAGACTGCGTTATTATTAGAGTGAAAAAAAAATTTACTATTAGATTTCTCAACATCTACAAATAAAACAACAGATAAAACACCTCCGTGTTGATGCGGTTGTGCGTATTGATTTTTTTTATACCAATTAATCCAACAATCCATAACTTCTAAATCAGGAACATCGTAATTTTCTTTTTCTATAAATTTTTTTAAATATATTTTTACTTCATTACATAACATATGTAGAGCTGAGTATCTTTGATGAGAGTTCCACGCCGTTCTTTTAGCCATAACATTACAAGCCTCTTCTGGTGAAGTATCATGGCTATGAATATCTTTGTTTTCTTCAACTAAAATAATTTCTTTTATTTGTTTTTTCCATTCTTCAAAATTAGGAAGTGTAAAATAAAAAACTTCTTGTGTAAAAATAGGTAGTCTGTTTATATTAAAAGGCGCCATCTTTTTTTGTTACCTCTCTATAAAAAATGTTAAGTGTAAATCTATTAGAGCTGTCCCCAAAAGATTGTAGATCTGAGTGTGGTATTTTCATGCCATTAAAAAATAAAGCTCTATTTTCTACAAAACCAATGTGTGAAGATAGTTGATTATTGTGCATAAAACCTGTGCCATTATTAAGAAGCGGTTCGCCTTTTACAAATAAAAGAAAGTTTGCAACATTTTTTTTGTCATCATCTACATGAAACAAAGGTTCTTTTTTATTTTGTCTTGAGTGAGCACTTACAGATATTGGTTCAAGATTTCTATGTGGAAAAAAATATTGTTTAATAAGTTTTAACAATGGATCATCATGAAAGTTTCTAGGAAAAGTATGTCTGTAACCATAGAGCTGACCTTCAGGATTAACCACTTTTGTATATTCTAAGTTAGTCAATGTATCTTGCAATGATTTTAAAGTTTCTTTACCCAAAAAATCATCAACATACATAACAAACTTTGTTTCTTTATGATGTTGCATTAGTTATCTAGTGGTACTGGTTCGTCCTTTTTAATCAAATGTAGGTTAAAAGATACTGATCGTCGCTCTTCATCTGGTGTTCTAAATGGATAGACGCCGTGCGCTAACCAATTTGGAAACATAAAAATATCTCCAACCTTTGGTGACTCTTGATGCTTGTGTCCACTAAACGTCGCTGCTTGACCATTGAACCAACATATATCACCAACTGTTGGATAGTGATCTTCTCTTGCATATTCTTCTGGTAAACTTTTTGGTACTCGTAAATAACACACACCTGATAATTGACCCTCGTGTATATGAAAAGGATTAAAGTCTCCCGCCCACTGGCTCACGGACCACATTGATTCAATCACCATCTTACCAACAAACTCTGGTTTAATTGTTTCACTTGCTGGTGGTATAGAGATATAATTTTTTACCATTTCACCAATTAATTGCACCATCGGCATAAACTCTTCAGTGTTCATCCAGTCTTGAGGATAACGAACTTCTTGTTTAACATTACCTGCTAAGTTTCCAGAGTGATCAAACTCTTTTGATAACTTTTCATCAGTTAACAT